GAAAATCATTACACACCTCAACCTGAACTGACATGCCTACATCATTAGGAACTGCAACTACCACTCTGTTTCTCAAGTCTGAGTCCCATAAGCTCCACCAGGAGTTTACAGTAAAAGCCGACGCTTCTGTTAATAAGGGAGACCTGGTCAAGCTTCACACAGACGGAACCATCTTTCCTCTTGCAGCTGATGAAGCTCACGTAGGTAGCGTAATGGTCGGAGTATCCCTTCACGATGCCTCTGATGGTGAACTGGCAACTGTTGCTTGCCGGGGATATATGATTATGTTTGCCGAAGCTTCAGCTGCTCTTACTGCTGGCCCAGTCAAAATGACCGCAGTTGCTGGGAACGAAGGTGAAAAAGTTGAGTATGCCAACATCGGAGAAACCGAGCAGGCGAAGACAGCCGGCCAATCACTGGACTCAGCTGCAGCTGACGGTGATGAGATTCGAGTACTCATCGGATAAAAAATAATCCTCAATAAGAAAAATCCAAGAACGTGAACTTAACCAAGCTCCAAAACTCCAAGCTGTCAGGTAAAATTCAAAATGCTGTTAAAGCGGCTGACAGTCTTCGTATGGGTTCCAAGACTGAACCTTGTATCGACCTCTCTTTTGAGGAATTGATTCAAAACCAACTCAGCACAGAGGAAACTCCTCTCGAGTCAGTTGAAGACCTTTACCAAGAGCTGGGTATTGACTCATCCGTTGATACTATCAGCAACCTGTATTCCAACACAGGTGATACCGACATTCGTTGGGTGATTCCCGAAATCATTCGTGAAGCGGTGCTGGTAGGACTGCGGACTGCTCCAATTTGGAACAACGTTACTGCCTCTGAGCAGCCTACCTCAGGTTTGACTCAGACAATGCCTCACATCAATATGTCCGATGCTGCTCCACGTCGAGTAGGGGAAGCTGAGACCATCCCATTGGGTAACATCTCTTATGGACAGAAGACCTTCTCCATCTACAAGTTTGGACGAGGTATCAAGATTCCTTACGAGGTAATGCAATACACTACCATTGACGCCATCGGCATCTTCCTCCGTGACTTTGGAGTAAAGCTCGGACATGCTCTTGACGTAATGGCCATCGACGTACTTATCAATGGTGAGCAGACTGATGGTAGTGAAGCTGCCCCAGTAATTGGAGTTGCTACTGCAGCTACCAAGACTTACAAGGACATGCTGAAGCTTTGGATTCGAGGCTCTCGCATCGGACGTAACTTCACCACTATCATCGGCGGTGAGGATGCTGCTCTTGACACACTTGACATGGAGGAATTCAAAACTCCTCGTAACTCAGGTACCACTCGAGCTACCTTGAACTTGCGGACTCCACTTCCAAACGCTGCTGAGTACTTCGTTCACGGGAACGTACCAGCCAACCAGGAAATTATGGTTGACACTCAGTATGCTCTGATGAAGTTTAATGCTCAGGCATTGCTGGTAGAAGGCGAGAAAATCGTAAGCAACCAGACAGAGGCGGTCTACGTGACCATCACCACTGGATTTGCGAAGATGTTCCGTGATGCTGCTGTAATCCTTGACAAGTCGGTAACATTCGCTGCTAACGGATTCCCATCCTACATGGACGTGGATTCAGTTGCGAATGTGACTATCAACTAAGCACTCTCTCTTTTCTTCAAAGGCTCCACTCAAGTTGGAGCCTTTTTTGTTTAAGGACAAAGACTCTTTTATCTAAAATCACAACCATGGCGAAACGTCGTTATTATAAGTGTAACGCAGAGGGAGGATTCTCTTGCGCAAACTCGGGTCTTCGAATGACCAAACAGAATGAAGTAGCATACATTGATAGTAAGCCTTCTGACTTTATCAATTCCCGTTGTAGAGGCGGACACATTGTTGAAGTAGATGAGAGCGCTTACAATAAGTGGATGTCTTCTAATGGGGGGTCTGAAGTCTTCCCCGAGCCAGAAGCTCCAAGCCAAGAACCCGAAGAAGCTTCTATGGACTTCTCACAGATGACCAAAGGAGAGCTAGTCGATTTTCTCTACAACTTGGAGGAAAACGATATGACCAAGGGTCAACTCAAGAAGCTCTCTCAAGAGGACTTGGCGGAGATGGCTGAGAACTTGGACTAGTAACTCAACCTGAGGTAAGAGAATGCATCCACCCAAAGCCTACTTTTATGCTAAGCCAAACGGTTTAGAAGTTTCCTTCTACAATCGTACTGTACCTGGCGGTACTGGCCCTTCATACGTTTGGGACTTTGGAGATGGTAATAGCTCTACTCAAGAGAACCCCACTCACACCTATTCGGAAAGTGGGTATTATCGAGTTAAATTTAGTTGCACGGACAGTGAGGGCACATCATCAGTAGCCCTCATTGTCTATTTTTCTGCATCGGGAATCACTGGCACTGAGCCTATCATGTATATGGTAAAAGCCAGAATCCCTCAAGACGTCAGTGTAACTGACCAAGACATCTACTCCGAAACTCTCAAGTGGCAAGAAGTATTCTACGATAGTTTCCCGTCTGTCATCTCTTATGAGAACAGACATGATGAGACTCTATATAGTGCACTAGAGAACTCCGTAATAGCTAAACTGGTAGTCAGAGATTTGATTGCAGCTGGAGCTAATTCCTACTTACTTACATTAGGAGGGGGTTCTTCGAGCGGAGGTTCGGGAGATATCAAAAAAATTACTACAGGGCCAGCAGATGCCGAATGGTTTTCCGCATCAAGCAGCTGGTATGGAATTATGAGACCTGGCTCCCTTTGGGACCAACTCAACAAGGAGATTTGTACTCTCGGAAGCGTACTGCAAGTAAAGATGCCAGGCTGTGAAGGTAACTCAGTGATTATGGCTCCACAGATAAAGTCCATCACTCGAGACCCTATAAGCCCCGACAACCAATTCACCTATCATTTAGACCTAGCTATTGGCACAGATACTCCCCCATCAGTGGGATAATTACAAGAACGCCATACAAGACGCTATGAACTCATTTGCAAAAATGAGTATTACATGGTATAGGTCTGAAGAACTTGAGCGTATAGACGATGACGGAGAGGATTTGATAGTAACCTCTAACACAAACTTCACTCCGATATCTCTTCAGGTTTTAGTTCAAGCAAATTATTTTAGGACTTGGCCAATCTCTGTTGAAACCCAATCAGGTGAACAGGATAGTCAAAACCTGGCTATCTATTTACACAAACCTTACTTAGATAACTTAGGCTATGTTACCTCAGCCGGATACTTTGATTTTAATCCTCACCGAGATTATTTTATCATTGAGGGTAAAAAGTATCTTTCAAAAGGTGATACTACATCAGCCCACGCTAATACTGAAACTCTTCTTTTTCAAATCAACCTTTTAAGGGACGAAATACAATCGGGTAATGAAGTGAACCCCTAAACAATGTACGGCGCGTTAAACCTTAATAACTTTACCAACCAGATTAAGATAGAGCTCCACGGAGACTGGGGTAGAGCCCGACATACGTTACGGACTCTACCCCTTGAAATGTTGGAAGCCTCTGTAAAAGCGCAAGAGACCGTGGCTAGAAAGTACAAAAAGAAGCTTATCCATAATATGCGTACCAATCGCTTTGGATATTCCCTTTCACCTGACTACATGTTCTACAAAGCCAATAAAGGGGGAGACCCTACTAAAGCGGGATACTGGACGGGTTTATACACACAGTCGATTATTATTGAAAAGGGAAGAACCCGGGTAAATGTAAGAATTCGTGAGGGCATAAGATATTCCCCGCCTGACCACGGAAGGAAGAGGTCTCCAAAGCTAACCATCGACCAAATTGCGATAGTGCTCGAGAAGGGTTCAGCATCAAGGGGAATTAGCCCTAAGCCGTTTTGGAGAGATACCTACCTTGAGATGGGTGGACGCAGAGGAATAGGAAGTACATTCGTTAGAAGTTTAAGCCAGAGAGTAAGAAGCAGAGTTAGAGGAGTAGTATGAGCCAAATTTTAATCGACATACATGAGGTAGTTGAGAGGGCGATATTCCACTCAATCTATAACGCTTGTGTTTCCTATGGCTATTCTCCCGATGTTCAAGCCGCAAAAACAGCTGGAGGGGGAAACAATTCAGCAGCAGTCGCTAATCTGAAAAGTCAAATGGCCACTATAAAATCCAACAAGGGTTTTGTAATTGACGTTAAAGGCTTTGGAAATAATTTAGCTAAGGGCGAGAAATCAGTTCCCTCCATAGTCTGTAGGGGTGGAGCTATGATACCGGGTGATATAGGCGGAGATGGATTTCCTTATTTAAGGAAAGACGAAGGTGACGAATTTTACACCTCTTTAAAACGCCCCACTACTCGACACGACTTTACCTTTAATGTACATCTGGTAGCAAACACTTCTCAACAGAGAAGGGTGTTAATGGCTATTATGGGAGTAGGTCTACCAAGGATGGGTTACATACCCTTGAAGAATGGTACTACTCCAATTCTGTATGTTAGGTTTGATGGTTCTGTACCAATGGATGATTTGGACAGAGGCGTTATGGAAGAGGTCTACAGCTATACAGCTACAGACCTTTACTTGGTTGAAGACATCATACTTGATTCTTCAGTAGCGAAAGTAGAACAAATAACAGTAGACCCGATACTTACTGGGGGAGCCGAAAATAAACCATTGGATATGTGGACATACCTAAACGAAGCTATTGAAGGAGCGTTTGCTAAAAACGGCGAAGGAGGTTCTTCTCTGCCCGGTGCAGATTATTCCGCTGACACTACTGAGATAGAAACCATGTATGGTTCATATAGTATCAATGATACTATCAGTAATCCCGACGGTTCAGCTGGAGATGACTTAAGAATACCGGGCATTTTTTCAGAGCAAAGCTTTTTAACGCAAAATAGCAGTAGTAATAATGGTCAACTCTATAGCGGTTGGACAGTATACCAACACTTTGGAATAAGGTCGCTCAACGATTCTTATGAAGTGAACGAAGACAACCCTTACCCCAACCGTATAAATATCCTTGACGTTAACACTTATAAGGGCAATAAATCAGCATTAGAAAACACTCGCCACTATTGGGGGGGCGTATATCAACCAACGCCTTCAGGCATTGCTAGTGTAGCTAACGCTGCGGATTGGTGGCAATCCGAAAGTAATGAAGGGTCTGCAGCTTTAGTTTTAGGGGTAAAGAACTATTATATTTACCCCAATGGCGAGGGCGATTTCAGTCCTACCGGAATTGCTAAAAGCGCGGCATATTCAGTTGGTGCCTTAAACACGCCCTATTATGAGCATCTAACATTATACCCTTATGGCCATGTTTACCAAACTCATGTGGCCCGATTCTATGATTTTAACCAACCCGCACAGGAAGCCACTCCGAACATCCCCTCAAATGCTTGGTTTAATGACTTTGGAAAAAACGATGCAGCTTTAAGCCTGCTTTTTTATAGTGCCAGAGCTATAACGGAATTTGGAGACGGGGGTCCATCAGCCCAGCAAACATTTACTTGGTTTAGAGCCGGAGAAACATCCATAGACATAAAGAGAGATATCAGCAACGGAAGTTATGTCTATGAGCTCCAATGGTTACACAATGGGAATATCGTGATGAGGATGGATATAACCGGTAATTTAATTGGGGGAGGCGTATTTTGGCTGTATGTGGCGGACACAATAGCCACAGACGGAAAACTGTCTATGCATCTGAATCGGATTCAATGGGTTGATAATAGGTATAGATTTGTTGAAATCGGCTCTAGCCAGAAAGCCCTTAGCAGTTCCGAGATAGAAGCGGGACATGATTTATGGCGTAACGTAACGTGGGAGGCTTTTTTAAATGACCAGCCGTGGGCAGGTAGGAGGTATGAGCTTTGGGATGTCTTAATGGCTAGAACTAATGACGACGTATCAGCAACTTCTAACTTCATCCGCTCCCGCTCAGCTAATAACCTAAAACTTTATATGCTTATTGAGCTAGAAAACTATATAAACTATGGCTAATATAGAAGGCACATACCATAGCTTTTGGACTAAAAACTATGTTCCCGACATAAGCGAGCATAAACTAACTAAGTGGGGTAGCGAAAAATACCGTTTAGCGGCTTTTGCTTTATCCTTCTTTATGGCGCGTAGAGTTTATGGGGTAAATAAATTGGTTACCGATAATTACGGAAAGTACCTACTTTGTGACTTACTTGAATTGCCCTACGATGAAGTAAGCTATGAGCTAGAGGCTTTTCAATGGATAACTGGACCCCTGTGGGCAATGGGAAAAATAGTTGCCTATGGGATTATGGGCGAAGAGAAGAAAAGGTTTGCTCACATTGACGATGACTTTATCTTATACAGAAGGGTAGATGATAGCGGAGAAGCCACTTTCCAACATGTAGAAGACGCCAATGTACCATCCTACGCTCCTACTTGGGAAAAGGTTATGTCCGAAACTCATACCCTTCCTTACTTCTACTCAGAAAATCATCGGGAAAGAAAGTTTGCTCAGAACGCCTCCATTGTTACCTTTAATGACAACCAGCATTTAAGAGAGTTTTCAAATGCCACTTTAGCCCACCTATACGCAAATCGGGAATACTACAAGGGATATCATTTGTGTTGGACTCATAACCTTATCCTTGAACAATACGGTCTTTGGTCTTATTGTGAACACCACGGCATAAAGTCAAACAACCTATTCAATGACCTTAAAGATGCTCATACCCGAAAGGGAGTGGGCATGACTCACATTTGGGGCGCAGCATCAAATGAGGCTATGAAAGCAAAGCTTATGAGAGCTTTATTCCTGGTTGCTCCCAAGCAATACCACATTATCGAAGAAGCATTTAAAGAAAAGCCAGAGCCAGATTACGTTGATATTCTGAAATGGCCTCGTTTGTAGACTTTATAATTACCACTTACCAGGAAGAATTAGAGGATGCCTTTAATGAACTCAAGTCATCTTCTATTAGCGATGGTATAATTCCTTCTCCTCCTATCGAAGCAGAGACTAGCGATAGTCAAAGGGGGACGCATCTAACCTTTATCTTCCATACTCACCAAGATATCATAGCATCAGCCTTTCTGAGCTGGATATCTTCTCGAGTAGATAGCAATGTAGGTTCGACCACAGGGTTAGAGGGAGAGGAATCCTACGAAGCCACAAGAACTCAGGTGGAGTTCAATTTTATAAACCACCTTGACTTCTTCTTGGGTTTTTATAGGGGCTTACTCAGCAGCTCAATTACAAGCAACGTCCCTCCTACTACTGGACTACCGGGAAGCAATGATGCTTTAGGTTATTTAGAGGAAGATTTAGCACCCCGAGCTAAGTTCACACTATCAAGAGCTACACCCCATACTAACTATGTAGGGCCGGGTGTTAATAATCACTATTCTGACTTGCATTACTCGACCTCCCACTACGCTATTTGAACAATACTAACCAGTCTAAACTACAAACATTTCATAGATGCCCACTTCACCTATCGTCGATATCAACGTAGTCAACCAAAGCACTCGTCCTACAGTGCCGTTGGTTGGCGTTCATTACGTTATGGGACCCACCGCTAGAGGGAAATTCAATACTCCCGAAGAAATCATCACTAGCTGGACTCAGTTTAAGAGAGTTTACGGTGGGCTACTTTCAAGTAGTGATTTTCCACTCCTTTGCCGTAGGGCTTTGGAAGGTGGGGCAAATCTCCGTGTAAGCCGAATCGGACACTACACTGATATCACTGATGCTTCAACCCTTGACCCTGCAGCTTCTTCCAAGCTTACCACAGGTAATTTGGTTTTTGCGGGTGATTTTGTAAGCTCCAACACTATTGACATGGAGGTGGGAGGTACTGCTATGCCTCAAGTTACTTTTAGCACCGACCATAATACTACTTTGGCTGCTATTGCTACAGCTCTTGAGGGTATGACTGAGGTCGATTCTGCTAAGGTAGCTGACCTGACTTCTGGCAATGAGTACGTAATTGCCATTAACTTCTCTGATAAAACTTCTGCTACGGAAATTACCTCAATTACAGTTTCGGCGGGAGCTTCTCAAACTACAGGTATCTTCAGAAATGATATGGTATTTATCAATAAGGCTGGAGAAGAGCTTTTCTCAATCGCTCCTTTAGCTGAAGGGGATGGCTATAACGGTCTTCGAGTAACTCTTGAACGAATCAGTAGTAATAATACTTTTTCGCTCAAGGTTCAAGACCCGAACGATTCTACGATTAATGAGAGTTACCAAATTACTTTGGCAACTAGCAGTTATTTGGTTGACAATGGAACTCTTGCCCAAGTCAATAATAGTTCCACTCTGATTACCACTACAAAGATTGCAGATACTCCGGGTGACCTTACCACCGGAATGGGAGTTGTCCATAACGAATACTTGGGAGACACCCCGGCGGAACGATGGAGTTTTATGGCAGCGGGAACTCCTGGCGGAGCTATCACAGTATCTGACTATACTGGAGATTCTGCTTCTAAGCTTGGTATCCATTCTTTTGATGAGTATGATGACGGATGGCTGATTTCAGCTCCCGAGCTTTCACATGCTACTATGCATATCAAGGGAGCTAGCTATGCCAATTCTCGTAAGGACTTGATTTATTTAGCTCACCTTGGAAACAGTAATAACACCACTTCTACTCTGGTCGGAGCGAAGGAAGCTATCACTGGTTTGAATGAGCATGTAATCACTGTAGGTGGAGGTGTTAAAATCCTTGACCCTATCACTTCTACCATTAAAGAGATTTCAGAGGTCACTGATTTGATGGCTCTTTCCAGCCAAGTCCAAAATGCCAAAGGCCCTTGGATTCCATTCACTGGTCCGAACAACGGAGTTATCGGAAATGCGGTTGGAGTAGTAAATAACTTCGGTAGCAAGGCTTCTTATGATGACTTGAACATCCTGGCCAATAACAACATTATGATGACCATCCTACGGAATGGTCAGGTAATGGCTTGGGGAGGGTATACTCAAGATACCACTAACAGCCAGCTGCAGTGGGTTGCTACTACCATGATGGTTATGTACCTGAGAAGGGTTCTCGGACCTACCTTAGAAGGCTTCATTGATGAGCCAGCAACCATCCAAACTCTTCGTAGGATTTATGAAACTGTATCTCCAACACTTGAGGAACTACTGAACAAAGATGCCTACACCGCTTATGAGTGGAACGGTGACCAGTATGCGAAGTCGGATTCTGACCTTCAAATCAACACCCCTAGCCTTATGCAACAGGGTCAGCTGAAGATTCAGTTCCTCATTAAGCCTACCGGATTTGTTCAAGAAATCTCCGTAGACATTGTAGTCACCGAGGCTGGAGTAGACTTCGAAACTGCAAGTGCCCTTGCTTCCTAAAAACCCCATAAACTGACATGGCAAAAATTGAAAATCCAAGAAAGGTATTTAACTTTTCTATCCAAATTGTTCAGGCTCCCCTCAACAATTGGCTTGCTCAAGACGTAGAGATACCAGAAGAGAGCATTGAGGTAACTGAGCACGGGGATACTAACCACAACATCAAGACGGGAGGCCGTCACATGTTTGGAATGGCCAAAATCACTAAGCTGATGTTGGCTTCAGGTTCTGATACTTACTTTTTCGATTGGATGGCTTCAGTTGCTGACGTCCAACTGGGGGGTGGACTTATCCCAACTCAATACAAGAGAACTCTTATCGTGAATGAGCTTGCTGAGGACGGGGGAACCATCATCAACACTTGGACTATGACAGGATGCTGGCCAAGCAAGCGTTCCGCCATCAGCCTTCAAAGGATGTCCTCGGATAACACGATGGAAGAAATCGAACTCTGCGTAGATAAAGTGGAGAAACTGTAGAGCTTCTTTCTTATTGACTATTCTCTAATGGGGCTTCATACGATAGCCCCATTTTTGTAAAACTCAATCCCTATGGAAGCCACAAAAACTTATGAGGAGCTGATAAAGCTCTATGGAGAAATCCAAGAGGTCAGACTCCCTTCTGGCAGAACCGCCATAATTAGAATGCAAAACGGAGCTGACGATGATGTCATTTCCAATTCCCGTCTAGCGATGGAGGGAACTAATTTTGCTCACTTTCTAACCGGGATTATTATACAGGCTAGCTGGAAGACCGGACGACTTAATGTAGAGGATGCAATGTCTATTCCCGTTCGGGATAGGAATGCTTTGCTGATTAGCTCAAGGGTACTTTCTATTTCAGATGAACTGAAATTCCAATGGACTTGGGAAGGCGAATCATCCCCCACATGGTACACCGAAGATTTAGTACAGTTTATCTGGCCATACGGAGAACTTGATTATCCCCATAAGCCAGAAGACGACGGATACTTTGAAGGTAGAATTCCTCCTTACCCTTCTTTTGCTGACTCAGGTATGATTGAGTTGACATTAGAAAACCAAAAGTCCTTTAGGATGAGGTACTACGATGGGAACTCCGATAAGTACATGATTAACCAATCTCAAGAAATGACGAGGAACTCTGAGCTTCTGGCTAGAGGAATCGAATACAAAGGCGAGGATGGTAAATGGGTGAAGATTGAAAATTTCCGAATGTTCACACCCAAGGACATGTTTGCTATTAGGGCTGCCGTAGAGAAGCTAGACGGGGAAGCTAGTCCGATTATGAGTATCCCACATCCGAAGAACCCTCAAACAGTAGAAAAGCAATACCTACTGACCCTTGAAGGTTTTTTATTTCCACTGGAGATGTAATCGAAGACCACTTCTACATCTCCAGCTTACACAAACTTCCCTTCACTCTCACGGAGTGGCGGAACTTACCTGTTAAAATCCAGCAGAAATATCTAAAGCTTTGCGAAGAAGTCGACAAAGCCAAGAAGAAAGAGATGGATAAAATTAAAAGCCAATAAGTGACTAGTAACCTCCACGTTGGAATTACCCTTGCTTTAAGGGATATGTTTACCAGGCCTGCTCAAAATGCGAGCAAGCAAATGGAGCAGTTACATAATCGCTCTCGTAAGATATCCGAACAGAACATGCGTTCTCTTCGGGATTTTTCGTTTATGATGACCCTGGCCGGAAGCCAAGCGGTACGGGGTATGGGTCAATGGGTAAGAAGAGGCTCAGAGTTCGGATATACTATGGAGTATGTGGCTTCTATTACGAAAGCCACTTCTGCTGAGATTTCCACTCTTACAGACAAAGCTGGTAAACTTGCGGAAACTTCCATCTTCAGACCGCAAGAGATTGCATCGGGTATGCAATATATGGCTATGGCAGGTATGTCAGCGGCAGAGGTAACTCAAAACATTACCGCTGCTACTCGACTTGCACAAGCCACCAAAACTACCTTGGGAGGTAAAGGAGGAGCTGCTGACATAATGACCAACATTATGAAGGGCTTTCAGCTTGAAGCTGAGAAGTCTGCTCAGGTAGCTGACGTACTTTCACAGGCCACTACAGGTGCAAACACCAACTTATTTGACTTAGGTGAAGCGATGAAGTACTCAATGAGTACCGCTAAAACACTGGGTTATGGCGTAGAAGAGACCGCTGCTATGGTGATGCTCTTGGGTAATGCCGGTATACAAGGCTCTATGGCGGGTACTGCCTTGGAGAACATGTTGCGATATTACTCTCGAGTAGCAACCGAATTCAGGTCAGGTAAGCAGGGTGATGCTATGAAAAGCCTTGGTCTTACTACTTCTGATGTAGTAGATGCTCAAGGCAACATGCTCCAAATGGGCGAATTCCTTGACAGACTTCGAATGAAAGTCAAGGGAATGGGTAGCGCCAAGGAACTGGGAATGTACCAAGTCCTCTTCGGAGTAAGGGGTGCAAGAGCAGCTTCACTTGCTACTCGAGGCTTGGATGAGTATTTTGAAATGCTTGGAAAGCTGAGAGGTTCTGCGGGTCTTTCTGAAAGCCTTGCATACAAAATGCTTGACACTCCCTTGGGAAGGTACGAGGAAATGATTTCTGCGTTCCAAAACTTCCAAGCTAAGTTTGTAGAAAGCATAGGACCTGTACTCAAGGGACTTTACAAGATGGGTACTGCAGTCGCTTCCTTCCTCGGTAAGGTAGTAAACATACCTTTCTTTGGCCCCTTCTTAACGGGAGGAGTGGGAGGATTTCTTCTGTTGTATACCGCTATCTTCGGCGTAACCACTGTTCTGACTAGTATGGCGCTGTTGCTTATGAAAATCCGAAATGGGTTTTCAATGGCCAGCGCTAATGGAGTTGCGGGGTGGACTGCAGTCACAAGTGCTATAAACCGTTCTACTGCGGCAGCTAATGTAAATGCTGCTGCTCAAGGTAGGGCAGCCGCAGCAGCCACTATGGCAACCGGAGCAAATGCCGCAGCCGGTCTGAGTTACGCTGCACCCACTGGAGCTAGAAGTTATGCGGCTATGCTAGCAGCGGGTCAAATTAGCAGAGTAAAGGGCAAAGCTGGCATGTATAGATATGGTGCCGGCATGGTAGTAGACGGTAAAAAAGTAGGGGGTAGAATTTTAGCGGGTCCAAAAGTGGGAGCGGCAACAGCTAGAGCTATTCCGATTATGGCCAGAGGCATGTCATTATTCGGTAGAGCATTCTCATTCCTTATGGGACCTTGGGGTATGCTTGCTATGTTTGTATTGCCCGGCTTGATAACCTCTGTATCTAAACTATGGGCTTCCACAGATAAATCCAACGAATTACAGGAGGAAGAAAACCAAAGAAACGCAGCAGGCCAAGGTCTTGAAGGTAGGCTTTTGAAGGATGCCAGCGTTATGAGGTATGAACTTTATGGAGAAGACCGGTTGCTAACTGGCTCAACTCGAAGAGAGCATATCAAAAATTGGGATGCGGGAGGTTGGAAAGAAACCGAATTAGCTGGTAAAGGAAGCACAATCATCATCAATGTGGATGGCGAAGAGAAGATAAAAAAGGTAATTAACGCTGTACAAGATGACCAATTGTACGAAGAAAACATAAACATTTAATGGCTTACCCCTATAAAGTTCCAAAGGATAGTTGGATTGAGAAGGTTGTAAATGCCACTCCAAGCAAAGGGGTTAGTACAGTTACCGGAATAGCCCTAAAAGCTGCTCGAGCTTTAATCCTTAAAAGGCGTTTCGATAATCACGGTGAGATATTCCCCGAACATATCAGAACTGACAAGGATGCTTACCAGGAGGGCTCACTTTCTTTTGTCCACCAACGGGACATATTCAACAGACGAAGAGATTCATCAGAAAATCTTTTGGGAGCAGAAAATGTTGACGGGGAAGATTCTGCTACAGCTACCAAGGGTAGGACCATACAAGAAAAGCCCGACCACCAAGACGTTGTCAGAAATGCTCGACAGAGAGCTCCCGAATTTGCATCACTCCGACCCATCGGAACTGCTAAAGACAGGCCCCGTTTTGATGCTATTAGCATTATAGACGTAGACCATTCTTGGGAACCCCGGTCAGAATTCGAAGGCAATAGAAACAGTCGACCCTTTTATGTAGAGCTCCCTTTCACTCCGACCGAGCTAAGATTTACACATAATACAAAGTATGCAGCTCTGGCCACTTTGGGAAGAAACAACCCAAAGTACCAATTCACAGGGGCTGAAGAAAGCTTATCCTTCACTATTGATTGGCACAGCTTTGCTGAAAATCGTTTGGATGTTTTAGCTAATTGCAAATGGCTAGAAGCTATGAGCAAGGCGGACTCATTCGAAGAAGGTCCACATAGGGTTATGGTACAATGGAGTGCTGACCCCATCCTAATGCGGGATTCTTTATGGTTGATTGAAAAGGCGGATTATACATTAAGCCAGTTCAATGCCTCAAGGATGGATGCTTCTTACTATGACCAGACTCACGCTCTCTATCGGAAGGGGGAAGCTATCAACACTAACATGATGCCTAAACAGGCTATGCAAACAGTGGTTCTCAAAAGGGTAACCAACTACAATCTTTCCTCTGCTGAGATTGGCGACTTTGAAAGATTAAATCCAAGATAATGCCTACTCTATACCATCCCTCTACTCTCCAAATAATTGACTTCGGCAATGAGGAATTGGCGGCTTATAGGATAGTCGCTAGTATCTCTCAAACTGAGGGGACTCAGTTATACACTGTCAAGGATGGAGATTCGCTAGTAAGTATTGCTTCAAAGTTATTTGGCAATGCTCAAGAGTGGTATCGGATAGCAGATGCGAATGAAATCATCAACCCGTTCGATTTAGAGGTGGGAATGACCCTTAAAATACCCGAGGCTCTGAATGAGTAACATGAACCAAGTTGGACATGGAGTTCCAATTATGGAACTTGCTGATGCTAACAAGGTAATCTTATATTACAAGGGCGTACCTGTACACAAAAGGTTTTCCGCCTTAACTTACGAATACCAGGAAACTGGTAAGGACGATAAGTGTAGTATAGTTTTGGAATTCCCAAGAGAAGACCAAGGCATAATCGACATGGTCAACCTGCAACATGACCAGAAGATACATGTTAGGTGGGGGTATTTAGGAGAGGGTTTTGGACCTTGGAGGTTGGTAGCAATTAGGGATTATGAAACCCAGTACAACCAGGGTATGACCATCAGACATACTTTGAGGTGTACTGATTTACCTTCATACTTGAAGGCTTCTCGGATGACGATTGACCAAATCATCAAGTTACCCGATTGGATTGAGCAAATCTAGAAGGGTAGATTTGTACCAGTAACTCCCTTGCTCCATTACCTACAGGACAGCGGTAGACGCTCTGCTTATGAATACCGCTCAGAATACAATGCTGTAACTTCTACAGCCCGAGATAATACCGCTATACCGGTTACGTTTATGGACAAGTACACGGTTGTTGTAAGCGCGGGACAAACAGATTG